GGTTGATTGGACGCTGATAAACACGAACGCCGTGCGCTGGGCAAGTCAATACACCTACGAATTGGTCCACGGCATCACGGACGTTTCCAGGCGTGCCTTGCAGGAAATCATCCCTCGCTTCTACACGGACGGGTGGGATTTAGGCAAATTGCGCGGGATGCTTGAAAGCACATACGGTCCGATACGCGCGGAGATGATCGCGATAACCGAAACGACCAGGGCGTCGGTGGAAGGTGAACGCGCAATTATGGACGCGCTGAACCGCGAGAGCGGCGTGCAGATGGTCCCGATTTGGCAGACTTCCAACGATGAACGCGTGTGCCCGCTATGCGGTCCACGGCACGGCAAACCGATTCAGGACAATATGTTCCCGCCGGCGCATCCGCGCTGTCGGTGCTGGGTGATTTACGATTACGCGGACAATGTAAAACCATGACAAACACGAATTATAAAATTCGCATCGAGGGCATGGAAGACTTGCTGAAAAAGCTCAAGTCTTTGGAAAGCATGAAGCGCGTCAAGGCGCAAGTCCATCAAAGCGCAATCTATTTACAAGGTTTTATCAAACAATATCCCGGAGTGAGGCGCGGCAAAAATCCGCTGCTTTACGGGAAAAGTCCGCAAGCTCAGAAAATGCGGGCAGGGTTCTTTTACCACTTGAAAGCTGGAAACATAACCGTCCCGTATATTCGCGGGGCAGCGGTGCAATCGCACAAGTTGGGGCAATCCTGGACTGTGAGAAGCACGAACTCCGGTTGGGGCGCGACAATTGGCACGAGCGTTCCATACGCCCGACTGGTGCAGGATGCTGAAAAGCAGACGCAATACCACCAGCAGACGGGTTGGGTGACGGTTCAGGATGTAATTGAACAGCACGGGGACGAAGTAATCACACGCATCACGGACGCTTTACAGCGCGAGGTGAGCGAGGATTAGTTAGTCAGACAACTGAATACAGGTTTCCTGTGGGCGGCGGGTGCTGCGGCGGGTGACCGGGTGGTCAGAGGGTTCTGAAGCCGAATAAACGCAATTGAGCGTTGTTCTATTTGGCTTTTTGTCGTTAAGGGAGGTGTCATGGAAAAAGACACGCTGGTTTATTTTGGGGACGCGGTAAAAGCACTCGGAAGCGGCAAGGTTGGCGGGTATCTGGTTCGTTGGGGGCAACCCGGCGATGTAGACCTGACCGGCGATTACTTCACGCCGGATACCGACCTGGGCGTTGAGATTGGCGCGAACCTGCCCGTCTACTACGAACACGGCTACGACCCGGTTATCAAAAGCCGGAAAATCGGGAAGGGGACAATCCTGAAAACCGATGATGTCGGGCTGTGGTTCGAGGGGCAACTTGAACTCCGGGACGAATACGAACAAATGATTTACAAGCTGGCCGAAGCTGGGAAGCTGGGCTGGTCAAGTCAGGCGGCCGGTTCGCTTGTGAGCAAGAGTGCGGGCGCGGGTGGCACGAAAATCGAGACATGGCCGCTGGCTGAGGCAACGCTGACGAAATCGCCGGCCGAGCATCGCAATTCCGCAATTCCCATCAAGTCTATTTATCCGGATGAGACCGAAGAGGCGTCTCCACCGGAAACTATCCATGAGGAGGAAATCATGGCAGAAGAAACAAAAACTTCGCCTACGATTGATATCGAGGCGATCATCAAACAGACTGCCGACGCGGCCGTAAAGGCATACGCGGACGCGCAGCCGAAAGTAAAGGGCGGGTACGTCGAAGTCACCGAAGATGAAACCGACCGCTCACTCAAAGCCAAACCCTTTACCGCCGGAGAGTTTTTCCAGGCTGTAAAGATGGCTGGTATATATCCTGGACAGGAAGAGCCGCGGCTGTCAGCTTTCAAAGCGACGGGGCTAAATGAGGCGCAGCCCAGCCAGGGCGGGTACCTGCTGCCCCCGCAGATTGCATCCGGGATTTTCCAGAGCATGTGGGGCGTTGGCTCCGTGCTGTCCCACTTCAATCCGATTCGCGTTTCGGGCAACAGCCTGACTATCAACGCGATTGACGAAACTTCCCGCGCAGACGGTTCACGCATGGGCGGCGTTCAGGGCTACTGGTTAGCCGAAGCCGCGCAGAAAACCGCGAGCAAACCCAAGTTCCGCCAGATTGAACTGAAGCTCAAGAAAGTCGCCGCGCTGTGCTACGCGACCGATGAGTTGCTGGCCGACGCGACCGCGCTGGAGAGCTGGATCGCCAACGAAGTTCCGGCGGAATTGCGCTTCAAAGTTGAGGACGCGATTATCAACGGCGACGGCGCGGGCAAGCCTTTGGGCATCCTGAAATCAGGTTCGCTCGTATCCGCCACCCGTACCGACGACAACGAAATTGACGCCTACGATATCGGGCGTATGTGGGCTCGCCGGCTGCCGGGATTCAACGATTATATCTGGCTCGTCAACCCGGCTGTGTTCCCGCAATTGCTGAACATGACCATCGGTCAGATGCCCGTATTCGCGCCATCCGTTCGTGCTGATGTTCCTTACGGAACCCTGCTCGGTCGTCCCGTTATCGAAAACGAGTACTGCCAGAAGTTGGGTGATGTTGGCGACATTCTGCTCGCGTCGCCTTCAGCGTACGCGCTGATTACGAAAGGCGGGGTTGAGGCTGCAAGCTCTATCCACGTCAAGTTTGACTATGACGAGACTTGCTTCCGCTTCGTTTATCGCGTTGATGGTGCCCCGTATTTCAATGCCGCGGTCACCGCGTTCGATGGCACGAATACCGTGTCTCCGTTCGTCGCGCTCGCGGCTTCTACATAATCGGAGGTGAGTGATGGCGAGATACGCTGAAAAACTCCATATTGTACCGCTGTTGGCTCCAGCAGCGTCAACCGCTGGCGGGGGCGTAAAGTCCTACGCCGTGCGGCTTGCAAATTCGCAATGGATTTCATTCCTGGTCAATTGGGGCGCGATGACTTCGGATGACGATTCGATGGTTATTTCGGTTGAAAGCACAACCGCTGTGGGCAACTCCACGGCGGCTGGCGACACCGTCATTCCGTTCGTTTACCGGCTGTCCGGCGTGCCTGGCACTGACGACAACTGGGGCGATGCAACCGCCACGACTTCAAGCGTGTCCGTAGTGGGCACGGGCGACAACATGGCTTTGCTGATTGACGTTGACCCGGCAACCATCCCCGCGCTTGACTCTGACGCGATAGCTATTCGCGTCATCGTGGACGGCGGCGATAACGCGACCAACTACGCGACTTCGGTTACGGCGTTGATTGAGGACCGTTACCCGCAAAACGAACACATCAGCGCGACCACTTAAGTTTGACTGACGGGGGCGGGCTTCAAAACCCGCTCCCCAACTCTGGAGGTATTTATGGCGGATTATGCGACTATAGCGGAACTAAAGGCGGATGTACCGGATTCGCCGTTATTCGACCCCGCCGATGAAAGCTACGACGTTGTGCTGGGCAAGATGATAACCGCCGCGTCCCGGCTGATTGATAAGTACGTGGGCGGGTTCGAGAATTGCTTTTATCCCAGCACCGACACGGCAACACGCTACTACGACGGCAACGGCGAAGACCAGATTTGGATTGACCCGCTGCTGAGCTTGACTTCGCTGGCTGTGAGTGAATCCGGCGGACGGGCGGCAAGCGATTACACCACCTGGACGCTCAATACTGATTTTTATACCTACCCCTACCATACCACCCCTTACGAAAAGCTGATTGTGGATAACGATGCCGGAAGCAAGGGCACGTTCGGCACGACCCGCAAGGGCGTGAAAATCGTAGGCGTGTGGGGCTACTCCTCAACCCCGCCGGCGGATGTCAAGCAAGCGTGCAAGATACAGGCGATGCGCTGGTTCATGCGCGCGAAGCAAGGGTATCAGGACGCCGGCGTGAACGCCAACCTGGGCGAGATGATTTACGCGCAAGAGCTCGACCCGGATGTCAAGATGCTGCTTGCGCCCTACCGCTTGCACAATGCCGTGACGGGCTGGTGATGAGATGAGCATCATTGATGACGCTATCGCGCGGTTGCAATACCACGCGCTTGCCATTACTTCGGAAACAGTCAGGGGCGCGCCTTCCTACCCGGTTGAGGACGCTTCTGTTTTACCGCTCGCGATTGCTTACATCTCCAGCGGGACGGGCTCGGTTGACGATTCCACCACCGCGCGGCTGCTGCTGACCGTGAACGTGGACATCCACGTCAACCGCGTCGTTTCGATGAAGTCCGCGTACGGGCAACTCAATAACATCATCCCAGAATATCTGCAAAGGCTGGCTGGCGACCCGACCCTGAACGGCAAGGTGGACACGATTATTTTCCCGGTCAGCTTCACCGTCACGCCCGCGCAATGGGACAGAGCCGTCACGCAGATGGTTAGCTTCAGCGTGCCGCTCAAATTCCGCGAAACTCCAACCACGTAGAAAGGACACTTTTGAAAAGTACCGCTGTCATATTGGGGATGCACCAGGCAACCTTCAGCGAGTTCGACCAGACCCGAACTGATTGCGATGTGTTCGTGTTCAACGAGATGTTATCACGCGGAACAGTTGCCCGCGCGGATTATGTCTATCAGCTTCATAAGCCGGTGGTCTGGCGGTCAAGCCAAAACCGCAACGATGGCAATCATTACGATTGGCTGAAAAATAATACCGAAGCCGTCATATTCATGCAAGACGAATACCCGGACGTGCCGATGAGCCGCAAGTTCCCGTTAGAGGCAATAATCGCGGCATTTCCGGGGGCTGAACGCTACTTCACCACAACGGTAGGGTATGCCATCGCTTATGCCATTTATGCCGGTTATAAGCGCATTGAGATATACGGCGTTGAGATGGAGACGAATACCGAGTACGCGCATCAGCGTCCGTGCGTGGCGTACTGGTGCGGGGTTGCCTACGGGCGCGGAATTGCGGTTGATTTCCACTCCGAGAACTTCTTCAAGTCACCGCTTTACGGGTATGACGGCGATATCACCATCCCGCTGGAGACTTTCGAACAGCGTGCCAAGCTTCTGGCTGAAGGCGCGAAAAAGGTATTGGCGGAGTACAAGCAAGCGCGGGTGGTGATGAAAGATACCATCGAGGCGTTCCGCAAAGACTTCAAAGTCGGCTGTGACAGCTTCGAGCGGTATGTGAACGCGTGCGCGCAATTGGCGCATCAGTTCAACCTGTATGACGGGGCTTTGCAGGTGGTACAGCGGCACATCAAGGCGTGCAAGGTGATGGAAGCCGAAACCGGCTCCTACTTCCTGAGCCGGCAGGTATACGAAACTGAGCGCAATTCATCGCAGAACAGTTGGCAGGCGCATCAGCACAATATCAAGCTGGCAAGCGACGCGCTGGCGGATAAGGAAAAGGAATTGCGAACCGCCACGTCAAGCGGGTACCGAAGCCGGCGCGTGGATGAGTATCTGGTTCTCGTGGATGAGTACATCAAGGCAATCGGCAAGGCTGGGATTTACTCCGGCGTTGGGATGGAGAGCCAAAACCTGATGAACATTCAGGACCAGAACGAGCGCATGGCTGGCGGTGCTGAAGCCGTCAAGGTGCTGGCGGAGGCTGGGGTGCAGGCGTGAACTATCACGGCGATTGTATAGAAGTTATGCGCTCCCTGCCGGAAAACAGCGTGGACACCTGCATCACCGACCCGCCTTACGAGTTAGGTTTCATGGGCAAGAAGTGGGATTCAAGCGGCGTGGCGTTCCAGCCTGAAACTTGGCAAGCCGTCTACCGCGTGCTGAAGCCCGGCGCGATTCTGCTTGCCTTCGGCGGCACTCGCACTTATCACCGGATGGTCTGCGCTATTGAGGCCGCTGGCTTTGAAATCCGTGACACTATCGCTTGGGTATACGGGAGCGGATTCCCGAAAAGTTACGACATCGG